TTACTGATCGACCTTCTTGCCTTCGTCGGCCGCAAACTTGGCTAACTGATCCAAGGTGATCTGATCGTACTTCTGTTGGCTCTTGGGCTTCCACGCAACCGCGTTGGGTTTGACGCGCAAATGGCCGATTACGCCTGAGCTGTCCTTGATGGTGAAATCCTGGCTCAATGGAGCGCCAAACGTTTTTCTTCCCGCCATGCTGATCTCCTGCATTTATTCGCGGGAAGGGTATACACAGAAGTTGATCGCGTCAGCCTGAATTTTCTACTTCGAACGAACGTGCTTGTGCGCCAATCGGCGCGGTATTCACCTGAGCCTCGTGATGACGAACGCGACCAGAGCCGACAACCCGATGGCGATCCACGCTGGCGAGAGTACCCACAGCCACGACCAGTCGATCGCGCCGAAAAGCTGCAGCAGGGCAAAGGTGACGGTCACGATGAACCCTATGCCGTACAACGACATCATGAGGTGGCTTCCTATGTTCCGTCGGGCTATCAGCGCCTTCTCAGCCGCCCGTTGTGCAGGCGGGCGAAGATCACCGCAAGCGGAACAAGGCACGCCACCGCGACAATGCGCCGAGCCCATGGCCAGTCGAGGATGAAGTTGCCGGCAGTCGACAGGATCAGCACCGGCCACAGGAGGTAGAGCGATCGCACCCAGCGGAAGGGGCGAGGCCAATCTCTTCGCCGTTCGCGGTGGAGACGAAGAGGCCGAAGGCAGGAGGGCCGATGCGTGGACCGATTTCAGCGCAGCACTACAGGCGGCTGGGAAGCAGCTATCGCCGGTCCTGGTTCACGTTTGCTTGGCCGACGGCACAGCGAGCGCCTGGGCGAAACGCACCGGGCAGAACCCAGCAGGCGGCATTGTTGCCCCGAGGTTGGGGTTGTGCGCGCTCGCCGATCATTTTGGCTTGCCAGGAATAAGCAGAACAGGTATGTAGGGGGTGAGGTCGCGAGATGCGACTAAATCTAGCGTTGATGCCAGTCAGGCTTTTGGCGCGTTAAATCATCTCAAGAGATACCTGCGAAACGCGCCGCGCATCGAAACGTGTAATTCACTTGCCTGTTGCGACTTGCTTGTCGATAATCATTGGTTGTGCCTGCGGTCAAACTTTCGGCTGATAGGGGTCTGCCAGAATGAACATCAAGGCAACTGTGACAAAATGCTCTGTCGCATTGGGGGTGGCCGCGTTGCTAAGCGGCTGTGCGTACTTTGCTGCCATCAATTTCCATAAAGACAGTAGAAGCCAAGTAGGCGCCGGTCAGGTAACAGTGACCTACGTGACGCACGCCCTGCCACGCCCAGGCGGGGACGTCGATACTACCGAAGGTACTGTACTCAATGGCCTTCAAACGGGAGCTTTTGGGGATCGCCGGATCCTTCTTGAAGGGGGGCAGCGGTTTGAGTTCAATCAGCTGTTCCCAGCTACAGTATCCGAGGAGGATGCCCACCCAACGATAGATCGAGTTCGTGCCGTCTGTTTTGAGGAGAGGGAACCCTCAGGCACGAGAGTGGCTTTTACTGACCCGGCCACCGCAATCGTTGCGACTCTGATCGGCTTCGGGATTCAGCAGTCGTTTTCGTTTGCGGCGGATTACTTGGCACGAGAAGTGGAGAGGCTTCAACGGGCGGGGACCGCCCCCTTTCGGGCTGGGTTGATCGACATGTCGCCATCGGATTTCCTCCAGCCGCGGGGGTGCCTTTTTGTTGTGCGCTCTCCGACCGAACAGTCGTACGAACAGACACGGATTGAGCCGGCATTTCCTGTCGGCGAGAGTAGCTCTGAGCAGTGTCCAGGTACCGTCCGTGGACCGGTCACTCTTGACGACGGCACACAGATCTATGATCCAGGGTTCATCGCAGCATTCGCCATCGAGACGCCGGATCAAAGCGGCAATGACGCTTATGTGCGGCTTGTACCGATTTTTGCATGCATGAACTCATCGCTGGCCGCTACGGGGGTTGGTGACAAGGTAAAGGTGACGCTTGCAATCGTTGGAAGGGCCCCGAGGTTAGGCTCTCGCGGCAATCCTGTTGTGTCTACGGTCTTCGAGTCCACATACGATTTCGGTGAGATGGCTTTTGGTCAGCCTCTCAGTCTAGAGCGTCTCAGAGCGTTGCCGGCTCCTGTGTTGGCCGCCCCCTCACCAAACGACAGTACGCTGGAGATCAGTGTCGCGGGCGTCGAAACTGGCTCATCCGTTCCTAACGCAAAAGCAGCAAGGGCCTCGATCGAAGCCTTGGCGTTAGCATTGGGCGGGGCGATTTCGACCGCGGTCAGGAACGAGATTCTCCAGGACTAGTCGCAACACTCCCTGAGCCTTGGCTTTCGTGTTGAGCTAGGCTGCCGCGCTTGAAGTCGGCGCCAGACGGCAGCCGGGTTTTTTGATGCGCGGAGGGATCTGATGGGTGGCTATCACTGGACCAATGTCGATTGGCAGCCGGTTGTCAGCAACGATGAGCCACCCCTGCTGCAAACGGTGTTGGTGGCCGTTTGGGACAACGAGGATGGCGCCTTCTATCCCGACTTCGCTCACAGGTATTTGCTGGACCCCGAGACATGGTGCAGTGAAGCAGGGACGTTCATAAGCGGGAAAGTGATGTATTGGGCGCAGATGGTAAACCTGCCGCAAAAGCCCACTGACGCTGAGTGAAGCAAGGTAGCCGGCGCAGCGCCGAGGCCCAGCAGTACCGCAAGCTCTACCACACAGCGCCGCCGGCGCGGTTCTCTAGGGAACGATTGCTGCGCGTGCTCTTGATCTAGGCGAGCACGAAGTACTCCAGAACGACAGTTACTGGCTCTGGGTCGAAACCAAACTCAACATCAAGCTCGGGAATGATGTCAGGGTCAGGTTCGTTGAAGGCAGACCGGATCTTCTGGACGGCAGGCAACAGCAGCCCGACCGGTACTTCGTCAATGGCGTCGGATACATCGCCAAGGTCTGGCCAAGTGAAGGCGTCTCGATCTCTGGATATGAACCAACTCATTGCATCCTCCTGATGGTTCTGAGTTAGGACCAACTATTCTAGCACAAAGAGAAACGAAGTGTCGAATGACTTTCAAGGTTGAGGGTTTGCCCTCGTCAATTCGTGTCGCGGCTTATGACATTGCGGTCGAGGTTAGGTCGCATCAGTGGGCCGAGGGCTGCGTGCATTGGCGAGAGTTCTCCGGCGCCGAGCAACGGCTTTCGATCGTTGAGACTGCGCCATCGGCGACGCATGCGGCAGACACGGTTCTGCACGAGGTGCTCCACGCTGTTTGGTGGGCTTACAAGATCAACGACCACGATCCGCAGGAGCGTACTGTCTAGGCGATGGCGAGCGGCTTGATCCAGGTTTGGCGCGACAACCCCCAGATCATGGCCTGGATCGACAGGGCCGCACAATCCTAGGGCCGGTGGCCCGTAACGACGTAGCTCAAGAATTGACACTCGCGTGTGCACAACTTTAAAATCCATTCATGGATCATTTATACGATTTTGCCAGGCACCTTAGGACAGTGCACTTTACGCTGGTTGTTGCGTGTGTCGGCCTGCTTGTGGCAAGCGTCATTGCGGAGAAAAGCGATATAGACCAGGCCCTGGAGGACTTGCGGGGAATACGTCGCGTGCAACAGCGTGTAATGAGCGCAACGGTTGATGGGAGTGTGGTTGACTGGATGAGATCCTTAGTCAGGGCAGAGTGGCTTGAGGGCAAAGGGGAAAACTACGAGGCCCCAAATCCAAGAAGCGCAACGTACTTCCCGCAGCAGTCGTCCGAAGTGCGCGACGATTTCGACGACAATTTCTATTCATTTGGTGCGTTACTCGGTTTTGACCTGCCGCACCCCGTCGTTGTTCCGGCGCCAGAAAATGTGGGAGCACTTCCCTTAGATCTGGCGCTCTTTTCGCTGGAGGACTTCATCGCGCTTTGGGACAGCGCAGATCGAAGCATTGAGTTCTTGTTGGTAACCGACACGTCTGACCAGTCCTATTTCGCGCAGCCGTCGCAGGTCTGGCGCCGACCAAGCAATCGCGGAATCCGGGTGGATGGCTTCATGGAGCGGTATGAAATCCCCACTAGCGATGGTTCTCGGGTTATCTTGGCATCAAGCAGTCCAAGTTCTCAGGTGTTTCGGTATGACGTTAGGCCCATATTGAATTCAATGTCTGACAGACTCGCGCTTGCAAGTGTTGTATTAGACAGTTCGGATCTTGATGAAGCCAACATGCGGGGAATACAATTTCACAATGCTGATGATTTCAACATTCACTTGATTAGTTCTAGTGTTGGGAATCTCGAAAGGCTAGCAGGTGAATTCAGGGAATCTGAGTATTTTGGCGAGGTTGTTTTTCGTGGCCCTCCAAGAGGACGGTGGTCACAGTACTCAATAATACTGGGCATAGTCGGAGCGCCAGCACGACTAAATCCTGTTCAGATACTGCGCGATTATTCTGGCCTAGATTGGGGTGTCGGAAAATTTAGAGAGGTCTTTGGCGATCTCTATGACCGAGCGGGAGAAATTGATCATCTCAGTTTAGAAGATATTCAGAGAATACTGGCCGAAGAACGCAATAGATCACGCGACCATATTGAGATAGCAGGTATTCGATTGCCGGGCGAGAGCATTCTAAATTTCGGAGTATTATTGATCGTAGGAATACAGGGGTATTTTGCAGCGCATCTGCGAGTCTTCGCTTCGTCGCTTTTTGCGGCCTCTGACGTGTGGAAATTCGCCTGGATGGGAGTCTATGGCAGCTCGCTTGCGAAGATTCAGCTGTTCTTGTCGGCTATTGTGCTTCCAATTTCAACAGCGACGATACTGATGTTCGTCTCGGACAGTTGGGCAGGTTGGACTGATGTTCCTCGTTGGGAGGAGGTAGTCGCACTAGGAGGTTTCCTTCTATCGGTGATATTGGGGGCATTGATAATGAGTGAGTTTGAGTCGATTTGGGCGCGACGGCGAGCGATGGAGCATTTGACTGGCCGCACGGTATGACCCTTTCAACCAAGCAGAAAATGCTTGTCGAAGAGTACCTGATCGATCTTAACGCGACTCAGGCCGCTATTAGGGCCGGCTACAGCAAAAAGACCGCTGCTCAGACGGCGTCGCGACTGTTAACGGATGTTAAGATCCAAAGGGCTATCGCCGAAGCGCAGGCCGCGAGGTCGAAGCGCACAGAGATTACCCAAGACCGTGTGCTGCAAGAGCTTGCCTCTATTGGGTTTTCTGACATTCGGAGGATTTTTTCCGGGAACCAATTGCTCAGCCCCGACGAATGGCCCGATGACGTTGCGTCGGCTATCTCAGCGGCGGAGTTCAATACCCGGAACCTTGGCAAGGGCGAGATCGAGCATGTCGTCAAACTCAAACTCTGGGACAAGGGCCGGGCGCTTGAGGCCATCGCACGCCATCTCGGGATGATGCGGCAAGACGTGAACCTGAACGTGACCGGCGGCGTCCTGGTCGCCCCGACGACAACCGACATGGAGACATGGCAGGCGCAAGCGCAGCAGCAACAGCAAGAGGCCAAGAGCCCCAGCCAAACATAGTCTGGGCACCGCAGCCCGGCTCGCAAACGCTGTTCCTGTCATGCCCGGTGTTCGAAGCGCTCTATCACGGCACGCGCGGCCCAGGAAAAACCGACACGCTGCTGATGGACTTCGCCCGAGACGTTGGTCAGGGCTACGGCCAGACGTGGCGCGGCTTACTGTTGGCGCGCGAGTACAAAGACCTGGACGACGTCGTCACGAAGTCGAAGCGCTGGTTTCCGCAGATATTTGTGGGCGCACGGTTCCTGGAGAGCAACGCAGATTACAAGTGGAAGTTCCCGAGCGGCGAGGAGCTGCTGTTTCGTGTCGTCAAGCGGGCGGCGGACTACTGGAAGTACCATGGCCACGAGTACCCATGGATCGGCTGGGAGGAGCTGACGAAGTGGGCCGACAGCGGGCTCTACGAGGATTTCATGACGCTCTGCCGGTCGTCGACGGCCGGGTTGCCGCGGCGTTATCGGGCGACGACCAACCCCTACGGCGTGGGGCACAACTGGGTGAAGGCGCGGCTGATCGATCCGGCGCCCAATGGCACGGTCATCCAAGGCAACCAGGGTCGTGGACGGGTCGCCATCTTCGGCTCGATCTACGAAAACCGGATACTGCTGGAGAACGACCCGGAGTATCTGGCGACGCTGAAGAGCATCAGTGACCCGAACAAGCGGAAGGCTTGGCTTGAAGGCGATTGGGATGTGGTCGCCGGCGGCATGTTTGACGATGTTTGGGACCGCGACAGGCATGTCCTGCCGCACTTCGATATCCCGTTGTCGTGGCGCATCGACCGGTCGTTTGACTGGGGCTCGGCCAAGCCCTTTTCGGTCGGGTGGTGGGCAGAGAGCGACGGAACGGATGCCGAGATGTCTGACGGCAAGCCGCGGTCGTTCCCGCGCGGCACGCTGTTCCGCATCGGCGAATGGTACGGCTGGAACAAGCGGCCCAACGAAGGCTGCCGCATGGTCGACAGCGAGATTGCGCTTGGCATCAAGGAACGCGAAGGCCAGATGGGGATCGCGACGCGGGTGAAGCCCGGCCCGGCTGACAGTTCGATCTACGACGAGACCAACGCCGACAGCCCGGCCGAAATACAGGCCAGGCACGGCGTGAGATGGGTTACGGCGGACAAGTCGCCCGGAAGCCGCAAGCGGGGCTGGGAAGCCATCCGACGGCGGCTGAAGGCGGCCAAGACGGAGGAAGGCGCCCCGATGGAGGAGCCCGGACTGTTCGTGTTCGACGCCTGCCGGTATTTCATCCGGACCGTGCCGGTGTTGGAGCGCAGCGACAAAGACCCGGACGATATCGACACGGACACGGAGGATCATGTGGCGGATGAATCTCGATATCGCGTGCTGGCGTCGAAGCCGGGCATCGTGAAGCGCAAGAAGTTGAGCGGCGTCTGATGACGACTACGGTCGCTGAGCCGTCCAGCGCTTACAAGAACGTCGTGGGCCTCTGGCAGAAGTGCCGCGACGTGTCGGCTGGTGAAGAGGCGGTTCTGAGCGCAGGCGAGGCCTATTTGCCGAAGCTCGGCGGCCAGGGCGCCACCGAGTACGACGCCTACAAGCGTCGGGCTGGGTTCTACAACGCGACCAGGCGGACGATCGATGGGTTGTCCGGCCTGATCTTCAGGAAGCCGCCTGTAGTGACGGCGCCGACAGCGGCTGAGCCCTGGCTGACTGACGTTGATCTTGCCGGCACGAACTTCGCGCGCTTCGCCGAGGAGGTGGTCGAGGAGATGTTGACCGTCACCCGGGTCGGGCTGCTGGTCGACATGCCGCGAGCGTCGGGCGAGCTGGTCACCCAGGCGCAGGCGACGGCCTCCAACCTGCGGCCTTTCGTGACGCTGTATCGGGCAGAGGACATCCTCGATATCCGTGTTGGGCAGCGCGACAACGTCACGGTCATCACGCAGGTTCGGTTGCGCGAGGCCACGGCCGAGCCAGCAGCCGACGACGAATTTGCTGAGGCCGAAGTCGAGCAGGTCAGGGTGCTTGATCTGGATGACGGCGGCCATCGTCAGCGGGTGTTTCAGAAAGGCGAAGACGGCCAGTGGCTGTTGGTGGACGAAGTCGAGCCGCTCATGCGCGGGGCGTCGCTTGACCGCATCCCGTTCTATCCGATCGGCGCGCGGGGCCTGACGAACGGGGTTGAGCGTCCGGTCCTGCTGGACCTGGTCAATCTGAACCTGTCGCACTATCGCACGCTGGCCGATCTGGAACATGGCGCCCATTTCGTCGCCTTGCCGACGCCGTACGTATTCGGCGTGGACGATGATTATGCGCCGAACTCCGTCGGTCCGACCGAGCCGTGGCACTCGCCGGACAAAGACGTGACCGTTGGCCTCCTCGAGTTCACTGGCCAGGGCCTGGAGGGGCTGGAGAAGCGCCGCGAGGTCAAAGAGGCTCAGATGGCGGCTTTGGGGGCTCGCATGCTGGCGCCGGAGAAGAAGGCGGCGGAGGCGGCGGATACGCTGGCCCTGCGGACCGCCGGCGAAGCATCAGTGTTGGCGTCGCTCGCAAACGGCGTGGGGCAGGCGCTGACGGCCGTCCTGGCGCGGATGGTGGATTGGGGTGGGTGTCCGGCGACGCGACAGTCGAGCTCAACCGCGACTTCATGTCGGCGCCGATGACATCGCAGGAGCTGACGGCCTGGATGGGGGCATTGCAGGGCGGGGGCGTGAGCCGACAGACGTTCTTCGAGGCGCTGAAGCAAGGCGAGCTGGTGCGCGACGATCTGACCTTCGAGGAAGAAGAGGATCGCATCGCCAGCAACAGCCCCGCGCTCGGCATGATTGGTGCCGATGGCGACGACGAATGAGCGGCTGCGTCACCGTTCAGTATCTCATGCCATCGGTCTGGAGCGGCTGAAGGCTGGTGTCGTCCGGCGTATCATCGCTTTGCTGAACCGGGTCGATGCCGATCTGAGCGAGCGCCTGCGGCGGAACCTCGAGGAAGCATCCAGCATTTCGCGGACGCGACTGGAGCGCATTCTATCGAATGTGCGAGCGATCAATCGGGAAGGCTACACCACAATCGGTCGCGCGCTCACCGACGAGCTTGAAGCCATCGCTGGCTGCGAGCCCGAGTTTCAGGTGCGCATGCTGGCGGATGAGATCCCGGTCAACGTTAGTTTTGAGCGGCCATCACGGGCTCAACTGCAGGCCATCGTCCAGTCACGGCCGTTCCAGGGCCGCTATCTGAGCGAATGGACCGACACGCTGCGTGACAGCCAGTTCGCGCGCATCCAGTCGCATATGCGCATCGGGATGGTCGAGGGCGACACGATTGACCAGCTCGTGCGTCGCGTGCGGGGCACTCGAGCGAGGCAGTATCGGGACGGAGTGCTAGAAATCGGCCGGCGTGACGCGCAAGCCGTCGTCCGGACCGCCGTGACCCATGTTTCAACGGACGCGCGGGACACGCTGTATGGCGAGAACGCCGATCTGATCAAGGGCGTGCAGTGGGTCGCGACGCTCGACAGCCGAACGACGCTGATTTGTGCGTCGCGAGATGGCCAGGTCTTCCCGGTCGACGATGGGCCAAGGCCGCCGGCTCACGTATCCTGCCGGTCCACCACAGCGCCGGTGATGCGATCGTGGCGCGAGATGGGTCTGGATCTCGACGACGCGCCGCCTGGGACACGGGCCAGCCTGGACGGCCAGGTGCCTGCGACCACGACGTTCGAGGAATGGTTGCGCACGCAATCAGACGAGTTCCAGGACGACTACCTCGGGGCCACTCGAGCCGCATTGTTTCGCGATGGAACTTCGATCGACAGCATGGTTGACCGAAGCGGCCGCGCGTACACGCTTGACGAGCTGAAGCGGCGCGACGGACTATAGGTTGCATGAGCGACCGCAGAAACATCAAGCGCGGGCTGCGCCAATGGGAATGCTGGCGGTGCAAATCCGAGACGGGTGTGGCGATCAGCGCGACGACTGAAGTGTTGTTAGGGCCATACATCGGCCCCGATGGCAACGTCCACAAGTCGATGGGAACCAAGATCCACGCCTGCGTCTACTGTCTCGCGCGTGGCGTGGTGACTGAGGCGCAGTAGATCGACGCTGCGGTCGAAACGAAGTGAAGGAGTTTGTACTCAGCCGCCTCTTGATGGACGCAAAGTGATTACAAGTGGTCGGAAGTCTTCGAAATCCGACTTCGCGCTCGCTTCACACAAACCAGTTTCTGTGTCTTAATGCCCCAGAAAATGAGTGGGGGCGTAGTCGTGGCCGCAGATCTAAAATACACTTTTGTCGGATGGAGCGATTTCACTTTTGTTCCCGGTGAGCTGCCTGATGCTCAATTTAGAATCAAGAATGACTCTGATGTGTCGGTGGAAAGCAGCTTCACGACCGAGTTGTATCTAACTCAGGACAATACGATTGACCAAAATGATTATATTATCACTAGCATCACATTGGACGGGCTTTTGGCGGGGGAAGAAACAGACATCATTTTTGCTCAAAACACGATTCCGATAGATATTCCTCCTGGTGAATACTACCTTTTTCTCCTAGTTGACACAGAAAATGAAATTGAAGAAAGTGACGAAAGCAATAATTTGTTCCTACAGAATGATGGAACTGGTTTCTGGGGCCCAATCATCATTACCGCCAGCCCAGAGCCGAGAACAGTCTATTTACCGTTACCATTTAACAGTAATGGTAGAGAAATACTACTAACGCAGCCGCCGAACACCGATTTTACGCATCAAGGCTTCTTTTCAGAAGGATATGACTTTGACTTAGCGGTTGGCGACCTGACGCTTGCAGTCGAAGAAAGCCGAATAGTCCATTACCGAGATGACCTTCCAACTCTCGGTCTTTCAGCTGGCGACACTTCGGGGACTGGAAACTATGCGACGCTTGTCGTGAATGAGGGCCAATCCGATCAGTACTACATAACTTACATGCATCTTGCGCAGGGCTCTGTCTCAGAGTTCATTGCGCAACGGGACGGCGGCCTAGATGCTGTGCTTGGGGTTGGCGAAGTTGTTGGTCGCGTCGGCGCCTCGGGGCTTAGTTCAAGCTCTGGCGGGGACGGATCTCACCTTCATGTTCAGATTGGCGGAGCGCTCAACTTCGGCAGCTCTGCCACTTACGCAATAAACGATGGAAGCGTTTCGGACGTCTTTGTGAGCTATCCCGATCCAGTTGGCTCGGCGACGTACGAGGGTGAACAGGTCCCGACATATGTTGGCACGACACCAGTTGTTTTCACTTCTGCAAACGGGGAGTTTCAGGCGGGACCTGAGGAGCGCGAAATTGTTCTGACTCCGGCCTCAGAAGAGACCCCAGAAATCATCGCTGGCACCGTTGGTGAGCACAATGGCGATACGATCTTTGGGTTTTCGTTTGAAGACACTCTCATCTTCAATGGCGTCGAGTTTGACCAGGAATCCCTGACTGTTACTTCTGGCTCCGCCATACTTGATATTGATGTGGATCTGGACGGCGTCGTCGAGAGTACGGTCACTCTTGCAGGCAATTTCGACGGGATAGGGTTCATTGTTTCCAATGCCAATGGGAACACTCACATCAACGCAGTCCCTCTACCGGACCTGAACCCGATAACGGGCACAGAAAGAAGCGATTATCTTGTTGGGACCGACGGAGCAGATGCTATCCGCAGCCTTGCGGGAAGGTTTGACATAATGCGAGGTGGCGCAGAGGCCGATCAGTTCATCTTTGGGAGCGAGACGAAGAACGGAGCGCGTGAGTTCGATGTTATCGGTGACTATGAGGTCGGTGTTGATGAAATCGTTCTTGAGGACGGCGCATCTGTCGCATCGATCTGGAGTTTCTTTGGTCGCGTGATCGTTGTCCTAGAGGGCGACCATGACGTGATCTTTGTGCGAGGCGCTGGTGTAACCGATGACAACCTGACTATTTCGACCGATGACGTGTTCGCGATTGCATAA